TTTCTGGATTGTGTGCCATACCTATTTTTATCAATTAGGAAGGATTGAGTTATGAAGAAGATGTATCGAGTTGTTCAGGGTCAGAAGCGGCGGAATGATCCTGATAAGAAGGATTGGGTGAGATTGGGTATTGCGTTTAGCGACAGTAACGGGATGCGAGTTAAGTTGAATGCGTTACCATTGCCTGATGAGAATGGGGAGATTTGGTTAAACTTGTTTGAGGATGAGCCGAAGTCTGGTGGTCAACGGATGCAAAGGTCTTCTCAGCAAAATTCTAACAGCATGGAGGATTCGATACCATTTTAGGCTTGATACTATATCATGTCTAGTATAAGGTCATGGGCAGGAGGTTGTCCATGATTACCAAACCAATAAGGCAAGTGGAAGGCGCTATGGCTAATGATCGAGGTGAAATAAAATGGCCTGATCGCGTTGCGTCGATGCCAAACGGTGGCGTAAGGAAATACAAAACCAAATGGATTTGTGGATCAAGGACAAAGGCATCAAAGACAGCCAGGCATGAATATTATGGAACTGTGCACCAAGGTAAAAATTACAAAGTGCATAGACTTGTATGTGAGGCGTTTCACGGCCCACCGCCGAAGGATAAGCCAATAGTAATTCACATAAATGAAAATGCATTGGATAATAGGCCCGAAAATTTAAGGTGGGGAACTCAGAAAGAAAATCTTAATATGCCTGGTTTTATTGATTATTGCAAAAGTAGAACTGGTCACAATAATCCTCGTATTAAGGGGATGAACAATGGCCAGGACTAGACAAACTCCGATTGGTAGATTTGGTGGGGTACGTTTAGCGCAGCGGCGTATTCGGACCAGTGAGACATTGGAGAATAACAAGGAAGCGGTTGCCCAGGAGTTGATTGCTCTTGGGACCACTTCGATAACGGAGATTATGAATCTTGATGGTTCTATGCGTCCGTTGGATGAAATACCGGATTATGCGTTACGGGCGATAAAGAAGATTGTTCCGATGCCGGATGGTCGTGTATCGATTGAGTTGCATGACAAGGTGAGTGTTTTGCGTATCTTGGCGAAGGCGGCGGGTTTCTTAGATAATCCTGAGAAAGAGAATGATAAGCCATCGATTGTTGGGATTAACATGCGTGGACCGGCGGCAACGACAGAGTATGCTGAGGTGGTGGATGATGAAAAATGAGCGCGATACCCAGCCTTGATTTAAACTTTGAGAACAGCCCGACTGTTTGGAAGTTTCTGCATGATGATAGCTTTGTTCGGGGATTGATGGGTCCGGTTGGATCTGGGAAGTCTTATGGGTGTGCGGCTGAGATTATGTTGCGGGCGGTGCGTCAAAGGCCCAGCCCCAGAGATGGGATCAGATATTCTCGGTTTGTGATTGTCAGAAATACTTATCCTGAGTTGAGAACAACGACGATTAAGACGTGGCAAGAGTTGTTTCCAGAGGATGTTTGGGGTGGTATGCGTTGGCAACCGCCTATTTCGCACCATATTCGGATTCCGACGAGAGAGGATATTCCGGGCATTGATTGCGAAGTAATCTTCATGGCCCTTTCTTCTCCGCAAGATGTACGGAAACTGCTGTCATTGGAGCTTACGGGGGCTTGGGTGAATGAGGCCAGAGAGTTGCCAAAAGCGGTGATCGATGGTTTGACGCACAGGGTTGGGCGATATCCGACAAAAGCGGATGGTTCTCCGACATGGTACGGCATTTGGATGGATACGAACCCGCCTGACAATGACCATTGGTGGCATGAATTGGCAGAGAAAAATCCGATTGGTGGTGCCTATCCGTGGACGTTCTTCAGACAACCCGGCGGTGTTTTGGCTGTGGATGGGAAAGATGTGCCGGAGAATCCAGAGGCGCAGGGTCATGTGTTTTCTGGGGGTAAATGGTGGAAAACCAACGAGGACGCGGAGAATAGAAACAATCTGCCGCCCGGATATTATCAACAGCTTCTCGGCGGAAAGAATGCGGATTGGATCAGGTGCTACGCGCAGGGAATGTACACGTTTGTGCAAGAAGGACGTCCGGTCTGGCCGGAGTATGACGATGAATTGATGAGCGGGGATGTTGAGGTTGATCCGTATTATCCTATGCAGATTGGCGTTGACTTTGGATTAACACCGGCGGCGATCTTTGGGCAGAGAACACAGGCGGGGGCGTGGCGGATCTGCGATGAGCTTGTGACGTTTGACATGGGCCTTGAACGGTTTGGTCAAGAAATGATGGCGCTGATTGCTCAGAAATATTCTAAGCATGATATTCTGATCTGGGGCGATCCGGCGGGGAATAAACGGGATGAGATTTACGAGGTTACAGCCTTTGACCATCTCAGATCACTTGGTTTCAAAGCACAACCAACAGAAAGCAATGCGTTTCAAGTCAGACGAGAGGCTGGGGCTAGTCCTATGGGGCGGCTGATAAATGGCAAACCTGGGCTGATGGTTGACAAGAAATGCTTAAGATTGCGCAAATCTCTAAGCGGTGGATACTTTTTCAAGCGTCAAAGCATGGGCGCTGGGCAAGATCGATTTAAAGATACGCCCGTGAAGAACGACCATTCACACTGCGGGGATGCGTTTGGATATCTTATGCTGGGCGGCGGTGAACAGCGCCGGTTGCGCAGAGGAAGCTATGGCAATTCCTTCGCAGCACAAAGCTATTCTGCGGAAACGGAATTTAACGTGTTCTGATGGGACTGATCCAGCTACCAACCTTTCAAATGCGAACCGATGAACAAATCGTTCCGCTCACACTCAGCCATGTTTATAATATTAAGCTGGGGCCGCACGAACAGGAATACGCCAGACATATACCGCACTACAGAGATTATGTTTGGGACTATTCTGTGCTGGGCTGGTCATGGACTGCTATCGGGCGCGGCAAGGTCGTTGCTATCTTCGGAGTAAGGGATATATGGCCCGGTTTGGTCGAAGCTTGGTTCATTCCGGGCGAGGGCTTGGATCGTCACGCAAGGTCAACTTTGATCGGCGCAAGGGCGCTTTTGCGTGAAGTGATGTCTGATACAGATATCAGACGTATGCAAATCTTCGTAAAAGTGGACAATACCCGCGCATTAAGGTTTGCTAAGGCACTACATTTTGAGGTAGAGTGCGTATTAAGAAAGTTTGGCCCAGAGGGGGCTGACTACTATGCGATGGCGAGGTTTGAGTAATGTCTGGATTATTCGGGGGTGGACGCAGAAGGGGGCCAAGTGCCGAAGAAGTAGCTACTCAAGAGAAAGCGAAAGAAGCGCAAGAACGGGCTGAAGAGCGTGCTACGGCTCAAGAACGCACAGAAATGCGAGGCGCACAAGCAAGAAGAAGATTACTCCGTCGTGGTGGTTTGAGATTGCTATTCTCCCCAGCACGTCAAGAGGGACCAGGTTTCACCAGCAAGCTAGGCGGAGGATCTTAATATGGCGATGTCAAGACCTAGTGCGGTTGCTAAAGATACAGCACAAGGATCTTTTTTTGGGGATCTTAGTATGGGTCTTGGCTTGACGCCATCAACACCCAGCTTCAGGGCGCGTACCGCAAACACTATGCGGCGTAATGCAGCAAAAGCTGATAGAGGTCTGTCTGAAAAATCAAAACCAGCTAAAAAGCGTAAAACAGCAAAAATGCTTTTTGAGGAAGAAAAAGCAGCAAAATTAAAAAAAGAACGGGAAGAAGGACAAAAGAAGCGTAAGGCGTTTGAAAAGGCTCAAGGCGAAAGATACGCTCGTCGTCGCCGGTTGCTAATGAATATCTGATAGGAAGCAGTATGACAAAAATCAAAGAAGATTCTCGCGTTTACCAAAAAGCTGATCCCCAGCCACAACGCGCAAGAAATGAAAAGGGGCAGTTGGTTTCAGATGATCTATCTACCCCAGACGTGAATGAAGCTTGGGAAGGCGGGAAGGCTCCAAAGAAAAAAGCTGCCCCAAAGAAAAAGGCAACAGGTAGTGGTAAAAAAAGCGTATCAAAATCCTAAGGGCGGATTGAACGCTGCCGGTCGCGCTTACTTCAAGCGCAAAGAGGGATCTAATTTAAAAGCCCCCGTCAAATCCGGCGACAATCCCCGCAGAGCGTCCTTCCTGGCTCGAATGGCGGGGAACCCCGGGCCGGATCGTGACAGTGAGGGCCGACCGACACGGAAATTGTTGTCGCTCCGCGCCTGGGGCGCTTCATCTACAGCGGATGCCAAACGTAAAGCTGCCGCTATAAGCAAGAGGAACAAGGCAAATGCCTAAGCTATCAACGAGAGAAGTCATTGCGCGAGAGGCAAAAGCACAGGCTCGCAAAGATGAATGGCGTACAATCTACGAAGATTGCTATGAATTTGCTCTGCCGCAACGAAACTTATACAACGGATATTACGAAGGCAAAACGCCCGGCAAAGGCAAGATGCAGCGTGTATTTGATTCCACGGCCATGTCCTCAACCAAACGTTTCGCCAACCGGCTTCAATCCGGGTTGTTCCCCCCTAATCGTCATTGGTGCCGCTTAGAACCCGGTTCGGCTGTGCCTGAGCAAGACCAGCCAAGAGCGCAGCAAATACTTGATGCCTATGTTGATATTATGTTTGACCAGCTACGTCAGACAAGTTTCGATCTGGCTATGGGTGAATTTTTGCTGGATCTCTGCGTGGGTACGGCGGTTATGATGGTAACGCCCGGCGATGAAGTTACCCCCATTCGTTTTCTTGCGATACCACAATACCTAGTGGCCATTGAGGAAGGCGCATATGGCATGGTCGATAACGTCTATCGCAAGCTGCGTATCAAGGCGGAATCCATCACAAGAGAGTTCCCAGACGTTCAGATCACAACAGAATTGCAAGATGCAATAGATCGTCGTGGTTCTGAAGAGCTTGATCTGTTTGATGCGGTTATCTTCGATCAAGAGACAGGCCGATATCATTATCACGTTATTTGGCCAGCCAAGGCACAAGAGATTGTTTATCGTGAAATGCCATCCAGCCCCTTCATTGTTGCCCGGTTCAGTAAAACAGCCGGTGAAATATACGGGCGCGGTCCTTTGGTTGATGCAATTGCAGATATCAAAACGCTAAACAAAACTCTGGAGCTTGTTCTCAAGAACGCAAGCCTATCCATCTCAGGGGTATATCTCGCCGCAGATGACGGTGTTCTAAATCCTCAAAGCATCAAAATACAGCCTGGTGCGATTATTCCTGTTGCCCGAAACGGTGGTCCACAAGGCGCGTCCCTAGCCCCTCTGCCTAAGGCTGGGGACTTTAACACAAGCCAAATCGTTATTCAGGATCTAAGAGTAAACATCAAAAAGATCTTGATGGACGATACGCTCCCGCCCGATACCATGTCTGCGCGATCCGCTACAGAGATAGCACAGCGTCAACGTGAATTAGCTTCTAATCTTGGATCGGCATTTGGCCGCTTAATGACCGAAATTATGACGCCTCTGGTTTCGCGTATCCTATTCGTTCTGGATCGTCAGGGCTTGATTAATATGCCCCTCAAGGTCAATGGTGTGCAGATCAAAGTCACGTCGGTATCGCCTCTTGCCGAGGCTCCCAAGATGGAAGAGGTCAATCAGCTTCTCAGCTTTATGCAGATTGCCAATTCTATGGGGCCAATGGGCCAAGCAATTATTAACGTCCCAGAAAGTATTTCGTTCATTGCGGAAAAAATGGGGATCGATCAACGTGTATTAAATACACCGGAAGAGCAACAAATGATGATGCAGCAAATGCAGCAAGCTATGATAGAACAGCAACAGCCTATGCCCACTGATGAAACAGTAGCAGAGGCCATGCAATGAGTTCGCCAGACGGTTGGGAAGGAATAAGTCAAGCGTTTGTCGAGCCGCCAAAGGCGGATGATCTGGACATACTTTATGGAAGGGTCTTTAAATCTGAGGAAGGTCAGAAGGTGTTACATCACCTGAGACAGATAACTATAGAACAGCCATCTTGGTATCCAGGCGAAGATCCTAGTCACGGTTTTGTAAGAACAGGCATGACTGAGCTTGTACGCCTGATTGAGCGCAGGGTGGGAAGGAGTAATAATGTCTGAACAAGCAGAAGCAATTGAAGTCTCTGAGGAGGCTCCTCTGGTTAATTTTCAAAAGCCAGAAGAACAGCCGCAAGAACAAGAACAACCGTTTCAATTACGGCCAGAAGAAAATGAAGAGGTTGATATTGATGATGGTGAACCGTTGGAGCGTCCTGACTTTTATCCAGAAAAGTTTTGGGATGATGATGGCCCTGATGTTGAAAAGTTGGCAAAAAGCTATGCAGAGCTTGAAAAGGCTTTTAAAGCAGGTAAACACAAAGCGCCGGATGGCGATTATGACACTAAAGATCTGGTGGATAAGGGTTTGGACTTGGAAGATCCTTCAGTCCAGGCGTTTCAAGATTGGTCTAAAAAGTACGGTATCTCGCAACAAGCTTTTGAAGAGCTTGCGGGGCAAGTCCTAGAGTTTTCTCAAGGTAGCCAAGAGGCCATAGAATATGATCGGCGACAAGAAATGCAGAAGCTTGGTGAGCGAGGCCAAGAAAAAATTGCGTATCTTGAGCGTCATATTACCCGCGCATCACTGACAAACTCAGAGCGCGAGGCTTTGGCCTACAGTCTGAACAGTGCTGATGCAATCAATGCAATGACCAAGTTTATTCAAGGTTATACGAATGAAGGCATACCGACAACGCCGGTTGTGGACACGCCTGAAATGACCAGAGAAGATCTTGCTTCAGCGATTGCAGACCCACGTTGGCAGACCGATGCAGCATGGCGAACAAAGATTGAAAAGCAATGGGCGGCGGCAAATAGCTAGATTTTGTTGCAATCACTACATTTTGGGTGTATAGGCAGATTAAGGGCTAACCGCTGCGCGGCCCCTTGATGTGGTAATCCACTGGTGGGCGCGGCCACTTTCGCGCAAGCGACTGCCCGGTTTACATCGGCTAACAGTAAGCGTTTTGAGTTGAAACCTAATAGGAGGCTTCTGCTATGGCGCAGAGTATTACTAATGCCTTTGTAACGCTTTTCGATGAGGAAGTTAAACAGGCATACCAAGGCGAAGCGTTGCTTCGCGGCACAATGCGGACACGTACCGGTGTCCAGGGTAACACAGTAAAGTTCCCAAAAATCGGTAAAGGTGTTGCAACAGTTCGTGTTCCACAAACTGACGTAACTCCATTGAACGTAACCTATAGCCAAGTTACTGCTACAATGTCTGATTATATCGCAGCAGAATATTCAGACATCTTCCATCAATCACACGTCAACTTTGATGAGCGCCGTGAATTGGTGCAGGTTGTTTCAAAAGCGATTGCTCGCCGTATGGACCAGCTTTGCATTGATGCACTTGATGCGGCTGCATCTCCATCAACTGTTGCGACATCTGTGGGTGGTGCGTCTTCAAACATGAACATCGAAAAACTTCGTGCGGCTGCGAAAGCGCTGAACGATAACAACGTACCAGCCGAAGGTCGTCATTTGTTGATGCACTCTTCTCAACTTGATGCGTTGCTCGGTGAAACAGAAGTTACTTCAAGCGACTTTGCTTCCGTAAAAGCACTTGTTCGCGGTGAGATCACTTCATTCATGGGCTTCAACATTATCACAATGGGTGATCGTGATGAAGGCGGCGTTCCTAAGCCATCAACCCGCACATGCTTTGCTTGGCATCAAGACAGCATGGGTTATGCTGAAAGCATCTCTCAGAAGTCAGAAGTAAACTACATCCCAGAGAAAACATCGTTCCTTGTAAGTTCTATGTTCTCTGCTGGATCGGTTGCGATTGACGACGAGGGCATCGTTAAAATTAGCTGTACTGAATAAGGAGACTGAAATATGGCTTATTCATCAACTGGTTTTGGAACCGGGGGTCCATCCAAAAAAGGTAATGCCCCTTGTATTTATACATATCAAACCGCTGATACGATAGCGACTGTAAACACAGAAGGCTATTTCAACGACTTGTCAGATACTCTGGCGGTTGGCGATTTGATTTATGTTGTGTCATCTACTGGCGGCACTCGCGTAAGCACACTTACGCAAGTTCTGTCCAATACTGGCGGTGTTGTTGACGTTGCAGACGGTACGACACTGGCCGCAACGGACGGTGACTAATTATCCCCTGGGGGGCTGGGCAACTGGCCCCCTTCAAACTCTTGGAGGGCTATAATGGCAACTGGCGATACTGATGTAACAATTTGCTCTGATGCCCTTGTCCTTCTTGGCGCGGCTGCAATTACATCTCTGACAGATGGAAGTGATACAGCGGACGCTTGTAATAGACTTTATCCAGATCTTAAAAACCATCTTCTGACAGTCTATCCTTGGAGTTGGAGCCTTAAAAAAGTCCAGCTAAGTAAAGATGGCACAGATCCGGTTAATGAGTGGGATAATGCTTTTAACTTCCCAGCCGATCTTATTGGAAGCCCGATTGCTGTTTTTGATAGCAGCGCAAGCGGTACACGCTCAAGACGATATGGATGGGAAATATATGGCACTCAGTTATTTACTAACCTAGATACCATTTACATTGATTATCAGGCAACGGTAACAGAGGCTAATATGCCAGCTTATTTCGTGCGGTTCTTGCGCGTAGCATTGGCTTCAGAGATTGCAATTACCGTAACCGATCAGGCAACAAAAGCGGATTACTTTCGTGCACAAGCATATGGTTCACCGGGTGAATCTGGTCGTGGCGGGTTGCTGCGTGAGGCAATGAACATCGATGGGCGTGGTCAAGGTACGCAAATTGTGGAGGACTATTCTCTTATTCAGGCGAGGTACTGATGAGAATTACGCAATATCAGTCTAACTTTTCTACCGGAGAAATAGATCCTCTTCTACGGGCCAGAACAGATCTTCAGCAATATCAGAATGCTTTAGAAGAAGCGACAAATGTTGTTGTGCAACCTCAAGGCGGAATTAGTCGTCGAGATGGCTTGGAGTTTGTTTTTGACTTTGGATCGAGATTTACAGAATTTAAAATTATTCCATTCGAGTTTAGTATAAGTGATAGCTATTTATTGGTTTTTGTTGTTGGCCGCATTTATGTTTTTAAAAACAAAATTCTGCAAAGAAATATTAATTCAAGTGGCAATGATTATATTACGGCCTCTGATATTACGGCGGGAATGCTTGATGAGCTTGAATATACGCAAGCTGTAGATACCCTAATTCTTTGCCATGAGGATCTTCAGACAAAACGGCTTGTGCGCAATTCTGACACGTCTTGGACGCTTGAGAACCTGCCTCTGACTAATCCGCCACAATATGCTTACGCGCTTGATGAGCATTCTCCTAATTTTACGATTACGCCCAGCGCGACTACTGGCAATATTACAATTACTGCATCTTCTGTGACCACTGATAACGGATCAGCACAGGCTGGTTCTAGCAATACAATTACACTTAAAGCGGCAACATCTTATACATCTGATGATGATCCAAACGGTATGTGGATAACGCTTACAAGTGGAACGGGTGCAGGGCAAGAAAGATATATTTCAGATTATGTTGCATCAACAAAGGTCGCAACTGTTTATCCCGCTTGGACAACGCCCCCAGATAACACAACCAATTATAAAGTTGCAGCGTTTGCGCCATCTGCGGTTAATAACTTCGCTCAAGTTGAAAACACTTTTGGCCGTGTAAAGTATATTTCATATGTCAGCGATACCATAATGAATGCTGTTGTTGAGGTTCCGTTCTTTGACACAAGCGGTGTTGTTGCGGGTAATTGGATCGGTGAATTTGGCTATGAGGATGTTTGGTCAAGCACTAGAGGTTGGCCAAGATCGGCAACTTTTCACGAAGGCAGATTGTATTTTGGTGGCTCTAAGTCCAGACCGAATACCGTTTGGGGTTCGCGTGTAATTGATTACTTTAACTTTGACTCCCATACCGGGCTTGATGATGAGGCTGTTGAAACAACGATCAACACAAACCAACTGAATGCAATTGTGAATATCGTATCTGGTGCGGATCTGCGCATTTTCTCAACGGGCGGTGAGTTTATTGTTGTTCAATCAGAAGATACTCCAATTACACCAAGCAATTTTTTGGTGCGGCCACAAACCCGGCTTGGATCAAAGGCTGGTGTGCCAATTGAAGATTTAAATGGTGCAACGATCTTTGTTCAGCGCCAAGGCAAAGCTATCAATGCGTTTCAGTTTGGAAACGATACCCGCTCTTATCAAGTGCAGAACATTTCTTTGTTATCATCTCACTTGTTGAATGATCCTGTTGATATTGCTGTAAGAAGATCATCGTCAACAGATGAAGCGGATCGGCTGTTTGTTGTGAATGGTGGTGATGGATCGATGGCGGTTTATTCTATCCTTACTGGACAGAATGTCATTGCGCCCAGCAAGTTCACAACTGACGGTGAGTTTGTTGCAATTGCGGTTGAGACTTCAAATGTATTTTCTATTGTGAAAAGAACAATAGGATCTTATTCTGGCAATAATCCATTTTTAGAAAGGGCGGCATATACTGAAGTTAATCTTAGTTTTGGTACCAATTGGGAATCAATATATTTTAAACCTGATGGGACTAAATTTTTTGTTGTTAGTAATTTTACACCTGAAAAAATAATACGATATGATTTATCTACTGCCTGGGATATAACAAGTGTAACAGGAGGTGTTGGATCTAATATTTCATCACAAGAAACTATTCCTACTGGGATATTTATAAAACCAGATGGTTTAAAAATTTATATTTGTGGATCGTCGTCTGATAGTGTACATGAATATGATTTATCTGATCCCTACGGTACGAGCCTAAGTTTCAATCAATCTTTTTCTGTTGCAACAGAAGATACTTCTCCAGCTGGATTATCTTTTAAAACCGATGGAACAAAAATGTTTTTTATTGGAGGGCAAAATGACAGTGTATATGAATATGATCTATCTACTGCCTGGGACATTTCAACGGCAGTACATGGTCAAACATTTTCTATAGCCTCTGAACAAACTCAACCAACAGATTTATTCTTTCTTGACGATGGGACTAAAATGTTTGTCATTGGGGCAGACCAACCCACTATTGTTCAATATTCTCTTACAACTGCTTGGGATATTTCTACTGCATCATATGATAATATTTCCTTTAATAGTAATTCAGAAGATAATTCGCCAGTTGGATTATATTTTAAACCTGATGGTACTGAAATGTATATTTTAGGAAGTCAAAATAATAATCTTTACAAATATTCAACTTCAAACATTTTTTATTATTTAGAAAAATTTAATTCAGATCGTACTCTTGATTCTTCTAAAGATGGGGGGGCTTCATCATCATCGGAAGTGCCTCATCTTTCAGGAGAGACATTACATGTTATAGGAGATGACATTGTTCAAAGTGATGCTGCCGCATCATTAACAAACTTTAGTGCAGATGATGATGGTATTTTTACTCTTCAAACAGTATATCAAGTTTCTGAATTAACTTTAGATGGCGTGTTCGCTTCTTCTGGGGTTGCCAGTTTTAATGGAATTTCAAGAAAAATTACTTTCACATATGGCTCTACGCCCACCGTTGGAAAGACAATTACCATTACGGGGACTGATTTTTATGATGTGCCACAAACCGAAACAATTACAACAACATCATCAACATCATATACTTCAGTAAATAATTTTAAAACGGTTACAAGTATCAACCAACAAGATTTTGGAGTCCCTATTCGTACTTTGAAAGTTGGGGTGGAGGCAACAACGGCTCATGCTGTAACATTTGCAAGTCCATCAACAACTTCTTTTGAAGTCGGTTTTGATTATACCGTTCAAGTAAAAACAATGCCAACTGAGCCAACATTATCTTCTGGATCTATTCATGGCATGAAGAAAAGAGTTGTTCAGGTTGATGCTCTTGTAGACAAAACCAAAGATCTGAAGATCAATGGCAAGACAATTGCATTTGATACTGAGAGCGGGTCGTCCGCGATTGCGGAATATACTGGATTAAAAACCGCGCATGGTTTGCTGGGATATGCTAACACTGGACAAATAACATTAACACAGACAGATCCATTACCAATGACGGTCTTGGGTTTGGAGTATAAACTGAGTACGGGGTCTTGATATGGCGGGAGTAGCAGCACCTTTAATGATAGCTTCATCGGTCTTGAGTGCATACGGTCAGATCCGAGCCGGTCAAGCTCAGCGTGAAATGTATGATGAGCAAGCCGCTCAAGCTAGAATGCGTGGGCGATCAGAGGCTATTGCATACAAGCAACAAGGTGCCGATGTTCTTCGTAATCTAAATGAAAACTTAGCTGCAATTATTGCACGATCAGCGGCGGGAGGTGTTGATCCAACAAGCGGATCTGCGGCAGTCATGCAGCAATATGCAATGGCTGAAGGTATTCGAGAGAAGAATATTGCAGCGGATAATGCACTCTTGGCAGAGGGTCAGGCAACAACCCAAGCACATCAATACCGCATGGCTGGTCAAGCCGCTCAACAAGCGTCCTTCTTCCAAGCAGCGGGTACGCTTGGGATGGGTATTTATAGATATGGACAGTTAGCATAATGGCCAGATTACCGAGATATCAAAGAGCGGGTGTTCGCACTCGGCAACCTCAAGCCATAGAGTTTGCGGGCATAAGAGAACAAGCCCGGCTTGGCCAACAGATATCTCGCAGTTTCGATGAAATGTCACAGTTTCTATACAAGACAGGCGCAGAAGAGGCTGAGAGGCGCGGTATTGAGCGCATACGCACGGAAGGGGCGCAGCCGGTACTTGAGGCGCTTCGTGAACAAGGTGGCCCCAGAACCATTGCAGAGAAGGCTGCATATGAAGCCGGTAATCGTGTGGCCGTTGCTGAGATTCAAGCTGAAGCAGATCTTGAAATTACAAGAATTTTAAATGAAGGCCAAAAGAATAAAACATCATTCTCTGCCATTCAAGCGCAGCTAAAAGATGTTACTGATGGTTTCCCGGCGGCATTGTCTAACATTGATCCGGTATCTGCCGGGGTTCTTCGTACCAGACTTACAGAAGCCTCTGGCAAAGCGGAGATGCGATATTCTAAGTGGTGGACCGGAGAACAGACAAAGCTTCGTAAGGAAAAGCAAAACCGCGTTTCTGCAAATGAGGCAGAGTTTATTATCGGTAATGCTACAGTTCCGGGTTACACTGTTCAAGAGATTGAGCTTGATATTGAAAACGGATCTAAAACACTTACGGATTTAGGTGTAAAACCTGAATTGGTTGCAGAATGGGCCGATGGTGTAAGAGAAAAAGCCATTAAAGAAAAAACGGTATTTGATTTTTATCAAAAACCCATCGAAGAGCAGCGCGAAGAAATAGAAAGTATTCTATCCGGTGATAAGACTTTGCCGGGTATGGACTTTGAAAAGAGCGTTCGATTTGTAAATGGATTGTTGCGGCCAGAATATAATCGGAATGTTGCAGTTGTTAAGGCTCAGTCTGATTATGTAGTAAACAAAATAGAAGATCAGCAAGAAATCCTTGAAGATGGTGGTCGTCTTTCTCAGGAAATACTGGCGGATTTAAACAATGCGGTAGATGAAATTCTTACGGCTGATCCTCAACGTGGTCCTGCATTGCAAAGTGCTATGAAGTCTTTGCAAGAAACTGACGAGTTTTTTAGTGGCTTGCGTAGTCTGTCATTAACTGATGCTGAGGCTGCGGTGTTTCAATTGCAGTCTGGCATGGAAGGTCGTGGCGGCGAGGGGATTGATACGGTACTTGAGCAAAAGCGATATGAGCAAGCAAGTAAGTTCTTAGACAATATGAGAACCCAAATCAGCAAAGATCCTATGGGTTATGCTGAACGTGTTGGCTTTATTCAAAATGTTGAACAAGTAATAACTTTTGATGAAAATCGGCGTCCGGTTATAAATGAAAGTGCTATGCGGCAAAGGCAAATTCAAGCGCAAAGTGTGGCCAATCATTATGGTCTTGCCGTTCCAAGGGTTTTGTTTGGTGATGAGGCGCGACAGATTGGTTTATACTTAGATCAGATGGAAGGCGTAGCTAAGTTAGATATGCTCGGCGCTTTAGCTTCATTTGATCAGGTAGCTGGTCAGGTATTGACGGATATAGCAGAATACAATCCAGAGATGGCGCTTGTTGGTGCGTTGGTAAATGAAGGCAGAATTGAAACTGCAAACATGGCGATTGCTGGTTTTGAGCGTTTGAAGCTTGGAGAAAAACCGGCTGAGTTTACGACAACAAATATAGATGAGGTGCATAGTCAATTTGGAAGAGCAATCACAACGCCCAAACATCATGCGGCGGTCAAAGAAGTTGCTAAGGCAATTTACACGGAAATGGCTGTAAGTAAGGGTGTTTTTACATTTGATGCTAATCTTTATGAGCAAGCTTATCAAATGGCGGCAGGGCAAACTGTTCGTGATGGCAAAGTATATGGCGGTATTCAAGAGGTTCGCGGTATGCAAACCTTCGTAATGCCGGGGATGACAGGCGATCAGTTAGAACAATACTTAAATGAAATAAGTGTTGATGTTATTCAATCTGCAACGGGTCAGCAAATTAGTGGCAACTTAGCTGAACAAATTAAAGAAAACGAATCATATAGATTCCGTAATGTTGGCGGCAATAAATATTCAATAGAATATGGCGATAAGGGTGAGGCATTTGTTTCGGATGTAGATGGTCGGCCAGTTATTATTGATATTACACAATTACAAAAATCCTTTGGTTTAATGCTGCCAGAAGTAAGCGCACCAGCAATGGGCAGTGCGCAACCAATCCCCACGTCTGAAGAAATAACAACGGGCATAACGGGCTTAGAACAAATCACTGAAATATCTCCGGCAGCAGCCCAAGCACAACCTGGTTTAAGATTAGAGGATCTTCCAGAAGAGCTTGAATTTGTGCCTGGGTCTAAAGAAACCCGTGAATTGAGAAAAGCAATAGAAGGCATTTCTGAAAGCCCTAGAAAAGAAATAATGATTAAAAACATTGAAAGAATGCTGGATTCAATTGAAGGAGTTAGAAACAGAAAAAGCACTAAAGCATATAAACAAATGATACGCAGAAAAATGGCTAAAAACCCAACATTCTTTATGTCTTATGATGATTGGCTGAAAACACAATGATACAGTTTGATCGATCAGATGCGTATGATTTTCCCGGCATGGTTGGTATTTCTGAGCCGGTATCTGACTTTGCAGAAAACTTTTTTGCTGCACAAGATAATATGCGTCTTAACGATCAGTCTCAAAGTAAAGAGCTTATTCTTAAAGATTTGTGGACGCCTATTGTTGAAGAAATGCGTGAGACATTCCCCAACCAAGGATTTGGTGGTCGTGATTTTGAAAACCCGGCAGACTTCTTAGGGATCGGATTAGGTGTTTATAGTTCAGCCGGTGGCCCACAGGACAGATATAACTTTGCTGTAAATACTCTCCTGAATTTTATGAACGAAAATCAGGAAAGCTTACCAGATCATTTAAAAGGGATTACGGTTCAAAGCTTAGAGGATATTGCAAAGGAACGTGCACAAGCTGCAAGAAAATATGCTGAAGAAGTTGGTGCGAGAAACTTTACGTTTAGCGGAACGGTTGGTCAATTTGTTGGTGGTGTTTCTGGTGTAATTGATGATCCTATCAATGCGTTTGGTATTATGGGGGCTGCATCCAAAAATCTATGGCGGTTAGCATTTACTGAAGCTGCAATTGGTGCGGGTACTGGCGCAATAGCAGAGGCCGGTGTTGCGGATTGGTATGAAGAATTAGGGTATGATTACACATATCAAGACTTTCTTCGCAATGTTGCATACAATGCGGTGGGCAGCGCAACGTTTGGCGTGGGTATTCGGGTATCAGCGGATGCTGCAAAAAAGGGTTGGAGTGCAATCAGCAAGTCTGGCAAGGCAAATAAAAACAGTCAAGCCTTAGCAGATGCGGCAGAAGCAAGAGAAGAGCTAGAGGCTGATAACCCATTTACAGATGCGGATCTGCCTTCGTCCCAGGCAGAACATACTTCCAGAACAGTAAGCGCAGAAGCGGCGATTGAGAACAACACCTTACCAACAATGCCAAATGAGGCTACTATTCAGCCATCGCCTGAGATGATTGAAGCGGCCACTGATAATCTTAATGGCGTTATGTTCTCTGTAAATCCAAGAGATGTGAATGTTGATGCTAAACGCTTTCAGTTCAAAGAGGGCGGCGATGAGTATGGTGTTACTGAGCGGTTGCGAGGTGTAACTGAGTGGGATCCTATTAAAGCCGGGACTGTTATCTTCTGGGAAGATGTTGACGGTAAGATATTTGTGGCCGATGGACATCAGCGTGTCGGTCTAGCCCGGCGCATCCAAGAACAGAAGCCCGATGAGAAAATAGAAATCATTGGATATAAATTGCGTGAAACAGACGGTGTAAGCGCAGAGAAGGCCCGTGTGATAGCGGCAATGACAAATATTGCACAAGGCACTGGTACAGCAATTGACGCCGCTAAGGTGCTTCGTATAGAGCCTGGACGCATTGCAGAATTACCGCCTCAATCTGTTTTGGTGAGACAGGCGCGGGATCTTGTAAATCTTAGCAACCAAGCATTTGGTGCAATTGTAAATGAGGTTATCCCAGCAAACTATGGTGCGATAGTTGGTCGGTTGATTGATGATCCTAACTTGCAAGATGCCGCCATTGCGGTTTTGGCGAAGTCAGATCCAGCAAACCTTTTCCAAGCAGAGGCAATAGTACGCCAGGTTCGAGAAATGGATACTGTGCAAGAAACGCAAGTGTCTTTGTTTGGCGAAGAAATTATCACGGACAGTTTGTTTACAGAACGCGCACGGGTTCTTGATAGAACAACTAAGCTTTTGCGTGGTGATAAGGCGGCGTTTGAAAGCCTAAGTAAAAACGCTGAACGTATTGAAGCAGAAGGCAATAAGCTTGCCAAAGAGCAAAACCAAAGGAGGGCCGACCAAGATGCCCAAGCGATCACGCTCCTACAGGCGCTTGCAAACCGGAAAGGCGTCCTCAGCGATGACCTCTCAGCGGCAGCAAGAACAGCTAGAGAAACAGGAAATTATGCAGAAGCAGCCCGAAACTTCGCCGATGCTGTCAGACGAGGAATTGAGCGAGGCGATTTTGACGGGGCGTCAACTGGCGATGTTGGACGCGCTGTCGATGTTGCGCCGCAAAGCCGCGAGGCTGCGATCGAAGAAGAGCCAACCCTAGAAGGATTTGATGAACCAACTGGACCAGCGGTTGAAGAGCAATTAGATCAAATGGTATTAGATCAGTTTCGAGATATGGAAAATATTCCTGAACAGGAGCTTGATTTAGAAATTCCACTTGCATCAACGCTCGATGAAGATGGAAATGCAATTGCAGTAACAAAAACATTGCGTGATATTAAGGCTGATATCGATGCAGAGGATGCACTGATTAACCGTTTGGGGGTATGTGGTCTATGAGTACATTTAGGCAGTGTGTTGAAGATGGTGTAAGGGCTGGTGAAATTACTCAAGCACAAGCGGATGAATATGGTAATTTGTTCGATGAATTGGTTGAGCAATACAACCAACAACTAGGACCAGGCCCAGCGCAAACAAAAGCCGGGATCGATGCAGCGGCGGCGGTGCGCAAAAAGTCTATAGAGCGCAAGCGTCAAGCAATGCTGCAAGCGCAGACATGGAAAAAGATTACTTTGGATATGGAGAATTATCGCACCATTACCGGGCAACAGGATATGAACAAAGCGGCCTTGGCTTTCTTTGAACAAGACGCAACGTCTAAGTATTCAAGCATTGTACAGCTACAGGCAACCATTGAGCGCAGCGCTACCCGGAAGATGGATAAGTTCTTAGCAACATTCCGCCGTGATCTGCTTGGCCGTACCCGTAATAAAGCACAACTCAAAAACATGGTTAGGGAAGCATTCGGGGAAAACACAGGCGATGCGTCAGCCAGAGAATTAGCATTTGCTTGGAAGGAAGGTTCCGAATATTTACGCAAGCGTTTCAATGCGGCTGGGGGTGCCATTCCTTACCGTTTAGATTGGGGGTTGCCACAGCAACACAACACATTGAAGGTACGTGAAGCGAGTTACGAGGAGTGGCGGGAATATATCACAGCGCGTCTTGACCTGGATAAAATGAAGGACATGGAAACCGGGCTACATTTCTCGGCAGAAAAACTTGAGTTTGTTATGCGGGATGTTCACGAGACAATCCGCACCGATGGCATGAGCAAGATTAAACCAGGCGGTCGGCCAACGGGCGGTAAGTCTTTGGCAAATAGAAATGCAGACCACCGCTTCCTGGTATTTAAAAACGCTGATGCCTGGATGGAGTATCAGGAAAAGTTTGGCAATGATAATCCCTTTGATGTGATGATGGGCCATATCAGCAATATGTCCAGGGACATTGCATTCATGGAGCGCCTGGGGCCAAACCCGATGGCGACTAAAAACTTTATCAAACAGACTTTGCAGAAATCTGCGGCTGGTGAAGATAAGGCAGAAAGCGCGGCAAGATCCGCAAGCAGAAAAGTTGATGAATTATATAATATTCTTCAAGGCACACATAACACTCCGGTTAATAGATTTTGGGCAACGACATTTGCGGGAACGAGACAGATCTTGCAAGCAGCCCAGCTTGGCGCTGCGGCCATATCTGCAATCACAGACGTAAACTTTAATCGCATCGCACGGCGCATGAATGGCTTGCCGCAAACAAAGACGCTTATGCAGTATGTAAAGTTATTGCAGCCTTTAGGTGCTGAGGAAAAGGGCAAGCTTGCAATTCGCCTGGGGCTAACGGCGGAGGGTTGGTCTACCCTGGCGGCAGCACAGATGCGCTATGTCGGGGATATCTCTGGCCCGGAGATAACGCGCCGGGTCGCAGACTTTGTAATGAGGGCATCGCTTCTATCGCCAATGACACAAGCTGGACGCTGGGCTTTCGGCATGGAGTTTCTGGGAAGTCTGGCTGATAACGTAGGCAAATCTTTCGATGAATTAGACCCGATGTTCCGCAAAGCTATGGAGCGTTATAATATTAACGGTGATCGTTGGGATATTATTCGGCAAACGGAGCTATACGATTACAAGGGCGCAAAGTTTTTACGGGCTGAGGATATAGAGTTTCGTGATGACATTGATCCTAGATTGGCCAGAGAATTAGCAACCGATATTATGCGGATGGTTGAGACTGAAACAAACTTTGCGGTTCCATCAACATCAATCCGTGGCCGGGCTGCACTTACTGGTGATATTCCTCCAGGTACACTTGCCGGTGAGATGGTACGATCATTTGCCATGTATAAAAACTTTGGCGTTACTCTGGTAAATACTCACATTATGCGCGGTGCTGGTACGCCCGGTGTTAAGGGTAAGGGTCGATACTTTGCAGATTTACTTATTAGCACTACACTCATGGGCGCATTAGCTCTTCAGCTAAAAGAAATGTCTAAGGGCCGTGATCCCAGATCCGTTGAAGATCCTGAGTTTTGGGGCGCTGCGTTCTTGCAAGGTGGTGGCTTGGGAATATATGGAGATTTTCTCTTTGCAGACTTGAACAGATTTGATCGGGGCCTGGCTGAAACTATTGCTGGTCCGGTTGTGGGTTTTGCTAACGATGTTCGAAAGCTTACTTTCGGTAATATTGTTGAAGCAGTACAAGGTGAAGATACAAAAGCAGCAAGTGAAATGATTAACTTTGCTTCACGTTATACTCCGGGCGCATCGCTTTGGTATATGCGCCTTGGCTTAGAGCGGATGGTCTTTGACCAAGCAAAACTGTGGGCTGATCCTGATGCTGGCAAAAAGATCCGGCGTAATATTCGCAAGTATCAAAGAGAATATGGTCAAGATTACTGGTGGACACCTGGACAAATGCAACCGTCAAGAGGACCAGATTTTGACAATGTGTTTGGAAATTAGATAAATATCTGGTATAGGGCTTACAAAGGAGTGGCAAAATGGTGAAATCAAACCTCAGAGGCAGCAACCCGGCAGACGGTGCGGCTGCGGTAACGCCCAATGATGGCGCGGATTTAGCGCATGTTGCAAGGGCTTTGTATGTTGGTGGCACTGGTGATATAAAGATTGATACCCCAAACGGTGATACGGTTACATTCAGCTCTGTTCCGGTTGGTATCTTCCCAGTCAGAGCAAACAGAGTTTACAGCACTGGCACAACTGCAACTAACATTGTGGCCTTGTACTAATGTTTATTGGGATCAGTACATCGATCCATGCCATGAAAGTTTATGTGGCTGCTGTTGTGGGGACTTGGTTACTTGCAACGGGTGTCTGGAATGATGCTGGTGTTTGGGATGATACTGATGTTTGGAACGATAGCGCACCATAAAGGAGCTAGATAATGGGTACATTTGCTAATGGAGAAAGCGGCTCCTCAGTCCGTACAAAGATAAACGCCGCTATACAAAAGACAGAAGGCACAAGCGCAATCAGCAC